CCTTAAATTTATTCAATAGATTATTCTGCGCCTCTGCAGTTTCAATTGAATAGTCATGATATGTAAATGATTGTGTGAAAATATCGACAGACATTAATCTAGAAGCATAACCACCATTCTGTAAACCCTTGAGTACATCAAACTCTCCACGAATCTCAAATGCATCGATAGAGTCTTTGTTATTTGCTGGGTCTTGATCAACTGTTTTGATTTCGTATTTTAATGTCTTAAGAGGCTTCTCTTTGATTAGAGTATTATAGGATCTGAACTGATATCCGTCTCGATCCTCATAGAAGAAATAACAATATTTTGGTGGTTTACTGGCATCATATGAACGAGATGCAGCCCACTGAATAACCTCGAGAGGATTCATTCCTGGAACCACCAAATCATAAACACCGCTTGTTGTATCCATTTTCTTAATTTTAGATGGATCAACCTTTAATTCGTTCAATAGAATATCACGAACGATATCGACGGTTTTCTTACCCTTATATGCTTTGCTCACCTTCTTTTGATTTGAGAATACTAATTCTTCTGAGCAAAAATAAAGTACGAATGTTTGCCCTGAGTCAGAAGCAGGTTTTCTGCTGCCAGTTTTATAGATTCTAAAGATCTTTTCGATTGGTTTACCTAGAGACGGTTTATCAATAGACAATTTTAGATACTCATTACCGCAAAAGTAAAAGTTACTGAAGATGTCATGACCATCTTGCACGATGATACTTCCACTCATAACAGATGAATAGATGTCTTGGAATAGTTGCAGTTCAATGTAGATTTTTCGAAGGTCGACAGTTTGACCTCCAGAATTGATGATCTCTAGAACCTTAACATCAAAATTTTTCGAACCTGTTACGCCAATATCTTCAGCCATCACTGACTCATTAATTGTTTAAATTCTTGTTCAACTCTAGTCACATATGCAGGATCTAGTAGTTTTATTTTTCTGCGCTTTTCGTTTTCGTTAATCTCATTTTGATAGTTTGAGATCGCTTTATTTCGTGTTACAATGGTTGCTACTTGACCATTTGCTAGAGTATTTTGTTCTGTACTTACTACCACAGAAGTATCAGCAGTTCCAGGGACTGTGCGATCAACTAGAGTCTCAGTCACAAAATTATATTCTTTATCTGAAATGATAGAGGAGACTGATGATTCGTAGAATTTTACACCATTGAAGGTAATTGTAGTTGTGATTTCCTGTTCATAATGATGAATGGTAGTTTGTGCTTGAGTGATTGTTTGATCATATTTGTTCTTTACATATTCATCAAGCACCACAGACTTCATAGGAAATTCATATAAAGGATTAACATATTTGTTGAATAATAGGACAAGCCAAGAGCGAAATGCGCTTCCGTAAATCTTGTGTGCAATAATTTCTGGTGTATCAGAATCTTGCACTTCGTATTCGAAATAGATTGCCGAGTTGTCTACAATTTCCTTTAAGAACGCAGAGCGAGCAAAGATATTTGTGACAGCTTGATTGTTGATGGTATTCTTATCAAAAGTATATACCAACTTTGGGAAATAATTAAAATATCCAAGACTAGCCATTAATAACCTTCCTCGATACGACCCTTGTGCATGAGTTCGAGCTCTTTAAATCGTAACTGCATTGAAATGTCAACTGGCATACCATCACTGAATGTTGTCCATTGACCCGCAGCTGCATAGTTAACATCAATGCCGACCAAAACACATGAGGATATCTTATGAATATTTGTATTTTCTTTTCCATTATAAAAGAACTTAATATCAAACTCAGCTGGTGGAATAAAGAAACGACCAGATGATCCCTTCAAGAGCTCTGGTGCAGAATGAAACTTAAATTCTTTAATGATTTTGCGAATTGCTGCAGCTTCGGCTTCACTTCTGGCAGACATCTTAAAATCAAACATAAACTCTCTGTGACCTGTCTTTTGATAGAGAATTTCTACTTGTGGATTTTGTGCAAGTCCAGCAGAGAAGAGCAATGCTTCTTTAATTCCTCCACCAAACGATCCAGATTTTTCAGCGAGGGTTCCTGCTAATTCCATCATTGAGCCTGCACCAGCACCCTTCAGATCTGCTTTTGCACCACTTCCAAAAGTAGAACTAATATAACCTTCAATTGAAGATCCAATTGCTGATGCGCCTTGACCAATAGCACCAACCATTCCAAGTGCCTCTGTCATCGAAATTTCACCATACTCATGAATGATTTGTTGATTGATAGTATCTGGCATATACATTGAAATCGTAGATTTCAATCGTTTTGTTTTACGAGATAAATCAATGGAGCTGACAATCGTTGAGCCGATTGCACCACCGAGTGCTCCACCTATCGCTGCGCCAGCAATACCTGCTGCTGGACCACCCAGTTCTCCTGCGATCGATCCAACAGCTCCACCGATCGCTGCACCAAATGCAAATCCTGCAGTTCCTTCAGCAAATAACTGTCCTGTGGTACTATCACTGATAATCTGATTTCCTGAGGCAATCTGACCGACACCAGCAGCTGCATCATTTGCGCGATTTTGATTTGCGGTCGGACCGATATTAGTTCTTTCTTGGATATTGTAATTAGATTTTTCTTGCACATTGACATAGAAGGTTACATAATGCAACCCTTCGAAGTTATTAGTGCCAAGATTAATTGGGTATCGATGATCAGTGCTTGCAAACGCATTCTTAGCCAAAATTGCTAGTGGACCCTTTGCTTCGTTTGGATCTAAATTTCTTGAAACACTATTCAGCGTAAGTGGTGTTGACATTAAGTTCTTCCGAGGGGTCTAAATAAATCTATGGCTTATTCAGGTAGATACAGTCCGAAAAATACCAATAAATATTTAGGTGATCCGACAAACATCTGGTATAGATCGCTGTGGGAACGCCGAGTCATGGTGCACTTAGATGCCAACCCAAGTGTAATTGAGTGGTCTAACGAAGAGATTATAATACCTTATTTATCCCCAGTTGACAATCGTTGGCATCGCTATTTCCCTGACTTTTTTGTTCGCGTTCGAAATAAACTGGGTATGTTAGAGGGAATGATATTAGAGGTTAAGCCGAAAAGTCAGGCGAAGCCTCCAGAAAAAAAGAGTAAAATTACTCGAAGATATATTAATGAGGTAATGACTTGGGGTGTGAATGAGGCAAAATGGAAGGCTGCATCTGAATATTGTAAGACTCGTCAATGGAAGTTTCAAATCATAACTGAGGATGATCTCGGAATCTAATGCCATCACTATTTGACAAATTAAGTCGAGAAATGACTGCGGCTGGCATTGCGCCAAGAAGCGCAGAGGCAAGATCATGGCTCGGTGGTAAACTCGCTAAACTTCGTATGCCTGCCGATCGCTCGAACATTTTAAACGACGCAAAGCGCATCTCACCTAAAGCATTTGTCGGTCGTATGTACACCTATCAATATGACCCTAAATTTAAAGACACTCTGCCTGTCTGGGACAAATTCCCGCTCGTTATTCCAATTGAGATGTATGCAGACGGCTTCTTAGGATTAAACCTACATTATCTCGACCCATATTCTCGTCTCATTCTTCTTGATCGATTAAGCGATTTTATCAACAATGATAAATATGACGACACAACCAAGTTTCGTTTATCTTATGATTTATTGAATAAGTCGAGACGGTATAAACTTATACAGGATTGTCTGAAGAGATATCTACTTACTCATATCGTTTCTTCGATGATATACATCGAACCAAGTAATTGGGAAACGGCAATTTTTCTACCGACACAAAAGATGGTATATAGAAAGTAATGGCATTTAATGTAAATCAATTTATCGCACACTTCGACTCACATGCTGGGTTTTCGAAGTCATCAAAGTTCGATGTCCTAATCAATGTGCCATCTGTTTTAATGAGTATGGCAACATCTGAACAACTATCGCTGCAGTGTGAAGCAGCGGAGTTGCCTGGTTACACTTTAAACACTATTGAAAACAAAATCTTCGGAGCACCGACTCCACTTGCAGGCACTCCTTCGTTTGGGGATGTTTCTTTTACCTTTATCTGTGCTGGCGATCTTTGGGAAAAGAAGTTTTTTGATGGGTGGTTGAATTATATTATCCCAAAACAAACTTATCTTGTAAACTACAAAATGAATTATGTAACGGATATTGTAATTCGTCAATATAGCGAATTTATGCCAATGAATCCTCAAGACAATTTGCGAGAGGAGTCAATAGGAAACGCGACTAACGGAATTCCTCCAGAACTTGTAAGTCAAACTCAATCCCTCGATGATCCAACGGCACGCAAGCCACATGTGAGTTATGCGTGCACGCTTCTCAATGCATTTCCAGTCACTGTTAATTCATTAAATCTAAACTGGGGTGCAGATGAAATTCATCGACTAACCGTTGCATTTAAATTCGATCGTTGGTTGCCACTACAAACAAATTCACTGAGTGATGTTTCGCCAGTTCAATCTCCGCCAAATCTGGGCGATAATCAGCGCACATCACAGTCACAAGGTTCATTGATTAACACGCCCGCAGGACCAATAAGAACACGACCTGCAAATGGTGCTGTTGATTCATTGTTGAAATCTCAACCAGTTACTGGTGGTGGTGGTAGATTTGCTGGCGGTGGCGCGAGTGGTCGTTGGTAATTATTAACATGGAGTAAATTATGGCATTACCGAAAATTAGTTATCCTACATTTGATGTGCATTTGACATCGTTGAATAAAAAGGTAAAGTTTCGACCGTTTCTAGTGAAAGAAGAAAAGTTATTGTTAATGGCAAAGGAAGCAGAAGATCTGTCTTCATTGCTTGATACAGTGAAGCAAATTATCAATAACTGCTGCCTCGATGAGAAGGTAGATATTGAGAATTTACCGCTGTTCGATTTGGAGATGATCTTTATTCATCTTCGACTTCGTTCAGTAGGAGAAACATTAGAACTTACATACAAATGCGAGAATGTTGTTGAAGAAGAGCGATGTGGCAACAGTATGGCATTTGAGGTAGATTTAAACAAAGTAGAAGTTATAGTACCAATAGATCATACAAATAAAATTATGATCTCTGAAGAGATTGGAATGATGCTCAAATATCCTTCAATCAGTATTTCATCTTCGATTGCATCTAGAGTTGACACTTTAGAAAACATTTTAGATCTAATTTATGAACATTTAGATTATGTGTTTGATGACAGTTCAAAGTATGAAGCTGGGTCTGTAACAAAAGAAGAGTTTTATGACTTTTTGGGTTCTTTAAGTCTTGATCAACTTGAAGGATTTAAATCATTCTTTTCAACTCTACCTTATGTGCAGACATCAAAAGAAGTTACATGCAGCAAGTGCTCCTTTAACCATACAATCGTTGTAAAAGGAATCGACGATTTTTTCGGTTAATGTTTGGTTATGACAATTTAGCGAATTATTTTAATTGTAACTTTGGTTTGATTCAGCACCATAAGTATGCATTGAGCGACATTGAGAATATGTTGCCGTGGGAGCGTCAGACCTATGTAAACATGCTTATGAACTGGTTGAAGGAAGAAAAGGAAAGAATTAAGTTGCAACAACAGCAACAGAAATCTGAGATTGCAAAAGTTACAAGAACTAGAAGAAAACGATGAAGATAAAAACTACAGGTGCTAAAAGTTTAACTGGTCTTAAAGAGAAGAACCGTAAGCGTCGAAGCACTCGAGTGAAAGGTTCAGAAGAGGAAGTTCAAAACTTACTCGAGATGCAGCGTGAGGCTGTCCAGCAGAAAATGGGCGAAGCAGGTGGTGGGGTCATAAAGAAAACCATCGGTGGAGTTAAGGGTCTCCAAGAAGCCTACAATCTTCAAGAAGAATATAAAGTTGCCAAGTCTGGCGTTCAGTCTCGTTATGGTAAATTTGCAAAGGCATTTGGCTTTGCTGATGAGAAGCAAGCAGCGATGATTGATAAACTTTTCGGCAAGAAAGTTCCAGAAGAAGAACTTAAAAAGATGCGCGAGAAGTATAAGATTAAAGATGAAAAAGAAGAGAATGGTGAAGAAAAGAAAGAGAAGGCTACAAAAGGATTAAAGAAACAATCTGAAAAATCTAAACTTCGCGATGATCAGATAACGAAGATCTATGAGTTGTCTGAAAAAATTCATGAGATGGTTGGCGGCATTAAATCGTCAGTTGATGGTATTGCAAACAAACTTCGCGCCAGCCCAGCAAAGGCAGCACCAAAGTCTAAAAAAGAAATGCGTAAACTTGAGAAGAAGGCAGGTCTCAAGTATTCAAAAGAAGCCAGTCGATATCGAGATGAGAAAACTGGTAAGTTTGTAGGCGCAGAAACTGCGCGTCAAAAAATGAATATCGCCCCAACTGCTCCAACTGCCACTGCAAGCAAGGCTACGGCTGTGGCAACTGCTCCCGCTGCAGGAGCGGCTGGCGCAGCAATGGCACCAACGGCAACAGCATCTCCGTCTGTTGATGCAGATCTAAAGAGTCAAACATTAGAAGAAACTGAACCAGTAGAAAAGAAAGACGATAGTGGTAAAAAATTAGATAAACTTTCGAAAGATGTTAAAAAGGCTAATGAAGGAATTGAAGAAATTCTTGATATTTTCTCACTTAAGAGTTTCTATAAACTTATTGGTGGTGCAATTGGATTTGCAGTTCCTTTGTTAAAGAAAGCGATTGAGTTCATTTGGGACATTGGCAGTAAGGGCGTTAAATGGATAGCCGATCTTGCAATGAGTGTTTGGGAGAAGATTCGCGATTTCTTGACTGATGTTAAATTAGATATTCCTGAAATAATGGGTCCTGTTGAGATTGATCTTCCAGGTCTTGACCCATTCACACTCGGACCAATTGGTGGATTTACTTTTGAACCATTTAAGTTTTTGAAGAAGCCAATTGAAGGTCCAGATAAAGTAACACCACAAGCAGAAAAATCAGAAAACGAAAAGAGAGCAGAGCAACAACCTGCTGCTAGACAGCAAAGGTCCCAAGCTGCAGCAGGAGTTGCTGGAGCTAGCACAGGCGGTAGCGGCACAGGTGGCACAGGTGGCACAGGTGGCACAGGTGGTACGGG